TCTTTAGGAATTAACTGGTATGCCAAAGCAATGGATGAACCAATGATGCTTGATGGTGCTACCATTTTCGGTTCAGCAAATGGAAAACTTCTTGGTGGTGGAGAAGTAGGAAATGAATATATTACAGGAGAGGCTGGACTTTCTAGAGTTGTTGCAGATGTTCTTGATTCTAGATTAGAAAGTGTTATCAACAAACAAATAACATTGTTAGAATTGATTATTGAAATTTTAAAAGCTATTCTAGATAAAGATCCAAATATTGTACTTGATGATGGTACTTTAGTTGGAAGAATTATTGATAAGATTGATAAAGAATTGTATAGAAGAAAATTAGCAGGAGCTAGAGGATTATGATACGTGTAACGATTAATGATATTGATTTCTTAGAAGAATACGGTTTGTATTTGATTGATAGAGAAATTGGAGTTGCTACTCCTAATCTCTATCAGACAACTGTTCCAGGAAGAAATGGCAAACTGGACCTTACGGACTTTTATGGTGATGTTACTTTTCAAAATAGATCTATAAAAATGAAGTTTGCAAAAAAAGTCGATAAAGATACGAAAGAACTACAATATTTTTTAGAAAGAAAATATTCAGGTCAGATGGCAAAGGTATCTTTCGGTGATGATGAAGATTATTACTGGAACGGAAGATTGACTATTGAATCTAATGATGATGATACCGAAATCTATCAAATAGAATTTACTTTAGATGCGCACCCTTTTAAATATTTGAATTTATATGACAAGGAGATGAAGTAAATGTACAAGATTATTTTAGATAAAAATAAGATTGTTCAGGATTCAATTGATAATATTGTAATATCGCCTATTCTAACTGAAAAATTAAATGGTGTTCCTACTCTTAAATATACAATTCCCTATAGTGATAAATACTATCAAGATTATCAAAGAAGAATTTCAAAAATTGAAGTAAAGTATGATGATGTTTCAAAATTTAAAGGAAGACTGTTAAATGGTAGATTGTTATTTAACGGTAATAAAGAGCTGACTTTCGAGGGAGAGTTGGCTTTTTTAAATGATATACAATATCCGCCTTATGAATTTGAAGGCGATTATGGAGATTTGTTCAAGGATGTTTTAAATTATTACAATTCAAAATGCGATAAAGATAAAAGATTTAATGTTGGACAAATAACAATGACCGATTCAAATAATTATATTACACGATCAAGTGAAACATACAGCAGTTGTTGGAATGTAATCAGTGAAAAGATTTTAAGTTATGGTGGTTATATCAAGTTAAGATACGTAGGTGATGAACGCTATCTTGATTTGCTCTATGAAAGTGGTGTAGTAACAAAACAAAAAATTGAATTTGGAGAGAATTTGTTAGACTTAGAAGAATATATTGATTCGAGCGAAATCGCTACAGTTGTTATTCCTTTAGGTGCAAAAAAGAATGATACAAAAGAATTAAATGACA